CAGTTTCCATGGGCGGTGTGGCTCCGGTCTCCGGCAGCGCCGGCCGGGCGCCGCGCACCAGCTGGTCGCGGCCGCTGATCCGGTCGGCAAAGGCCACCAGGTCGGAATCGGCATCAATGCGCTCGAGCCGACTGCGCAGCTGCTGGGCCACCGTCTCGTAGCCCTTGGCGTTGTTCGAGCGCTCTATCGCCTGCCGGATCTCGACGCGGCGAGCGGTCAGGGCGTCGAAGTCTTCTGCGGTGATGCGCTCGCGCGGGTCGGCCGGCAGGACGTTGTTGCGCTGCAGCTGCTCCTGTCGCCGGATGACCTCCACCAGCGCGGCGTCCTCTTCACGGTAGGCGGCCAGCTCTTCTGGGCTCAGCCGGTCCCGCTGGGCAAGATCGTCCAAGGTACTGAGCCGCTGGTCGACGATCTGCGCCGCTTCTGCAGGCGTGGTCGGCGCCATCGGCGCGTCCTCTGCGGCTAGGCCGGTGGCCATCTCCGGGCGCACCATACGCACGGTCTCCGGCACATCGATTCCGGCCCGCCGAGCGCGCTCGTCCCAGTTGGCGATCGCATCGCCCTTGGTTTTCCCCTTCAGGTAGGGGTTCGCGTCCATCTGGGCCTTGCTCAGGATGCGCGACATTGGCGTGTCGTCCGCAGCCCGAGCGAACTCCAGCCCGCGCTCTGCGCCGAAGTGGTGAGCCGCATAGAGGTTGTGCGCGGTCGCGTCGACGCCGCCAGCCTCCAGGGCCGCTGTGTTCTGCTCGTCGAGAGCTCGGGCCATCTGGCCTGACTTGACCGGGTCCCTGCGTGCGGCCAGCAGCTGGTTGTCGTTCAGACCTTGGGCCCAATCCGGCTTGGCCTGCGCAACGATGCGCCGCCACGTGCCGGCAGTGAACTGGTCGATGCCGGTGGCAGTGCTGGCGCCGTTCTTGGCGTTTGGATCGCCACCCGACTCCAGCACGCGGCGATATGCTTCGTATCGCGCCGGACCCATCTCGTAGTTCACGGCCGACTCTGTAGGGATGCCAGTACGACGGACCGGCAGAAACTCAGCTGCGTCGATCATGCCGGCCACATCGACCGGCTCACCTCGCAGAACCGAGCTGATTGCCGACGCCATCGCATTCTGATGCGCGACGCTGGACAGATCATTGGCGGGAATGCCAGGTGCAGTGTTCACCTGCAGGTGTTCAGCATTGGCAGCAGTCAGCACCGCATCACGCTGTGCACTGGTCACGCTCGGCGCCTGCAGATGCGCGATGCCGCCAAACGCAGCGCCCGTCACCAAGTCCAGAACGCGTGATTCAACGTTCAACGGGTCGTATGCCTGGGCTTGCTGCTTGTAGCCACCAGCTTTCAGCGCCTCATATTGGATGGTTGAGGCCCCGGCTCCCAACGCAAGGTTCAGGCCTGCGCCCGAAGCAACGCGCTGCGCCAGCGTCGATCCCAAAGCCGGGGGGAGCTTGACGCCAGCAACTGCAGCAACAGAGGACACAATGCCGACGCCGGTCGCTGTCTTTGCATCAACCCCGTCATTTACCAGTCGGGCAGGGGTGCCCACGCCCTCGTTCAATGCCAGCAAAGAAGGGTTACCGCCTGCCAGAACAAGGGGGGTTATAGACTGCATCAGACCGTTCACAATCCGCCCCGCAGTGCCCGTCTGCGCAGGGTCGGGTGTCCAATAGTCGTAGGCATTTTTGCCAACGTCATCGACCACATTCTGGAAGTACCACTCCTGCCCCGTCATTTCCGGAACCGTCGTGTCACCTTTCAAGCCGATGGATCGCGCCAGCTTTAGCGAATCAGGGCTCTGGAACGAACTGAGGTAGTCATCTCGCGCCCCGACCGCTGGGGACACAGACATTGCGGCTGCCGTGAACGAAGTCGAGAATGCCTGCATGGCACCTTTGCCCGCGGCAGGGAAAAAGCCAGAGAACATGCCGGGCGTGACCTTCGACAGGTCGAGCGGGTTATCTGCTACGCGCTGGTTCAGTGCCTTCCCGCCCTGTTCGTCGATCTCGAATACGCTCACGGTTGGCTGCTCCCATCGATACGGATCACCAGCGGCGACCCATCCTTTCCATTGAGGAAGGACATACCGCCCTTCACGAAGAACGTGTTCTCACCCTGCTGGACCAAGCCGAACGCGCCGAAACCACTCACCGTCGACTCGGGCAGGCCGGCCTGTCGCGCCGCGGCGATGAACGCCGCCTCCGCCCGGTCCTCGAAGTCAGTGGCCGACATGCCCCAGGGCGCCAAGACTTTGCCCTGTCCGTTCACGTCGACCACCGACCCCAGGGATGCCGAGATGGCTTCCGAAAGGCGGTTGTCATCCACGTCCCCACTCACGTCGCCATCGGCAGCGGCCTTACCGGTGTAGTAGGCCCGCACCGCCTGCATCGCTACGTCTGCGGCGCCAGGCCGGCCGGCGAAAACCTCCTTCGTCACATCGTTGAAGGCGGCGCGGAACTTCGCGTCCGGTGGCACCGGGAACTGGCGGTCGCCCTTCCCCTGCAGCAGGCGGTTGCCCTCCAACATGGTGGCAGCGACGTCGCGCGCGCCGGCAGTCTTGTTTGGCTTGAACCAGTGCGTGGCCAGTGTGGTGCTGGCCCGCTCCTTGGTGGCCAGCATGCCGGCCAAAGCCACCACCGGCTCGTCCGGCGCAAGCTGCTGCATCACCTTGTTGAACAGCTTGTCGTCCATGACTGCGGTGCGGAGCTGGCCAAGCATGGCCGTCTGATCCTTGGCCGTCTTCTCCTTCAGCGTGTCGGCCAACACCTTGACCTCCTGCGGCAGCAGCAGACGCTCGGGCACCTGGCTGCCCCAGCGCTTGCGCATGCTCTGGATGGTGGCCATGCGATCGTTCAACTGCGCGCCCACCTCCCACGCATCCGCCGGCGATGCCAGTGCCTGAACCTTCAGTGGCTCCACAGTGCCGCCCTCGCGCGACGCGTTGTAGAGCAGCGGCGCGTCCAGCAGCTGCTGCTGGTTTGCCTGCACGGCATTCTTCAGGCGGTCCAGGTTCCCCTTCTGCGCAACGGTGCCGCCCTCGGTCATCAGCTTGGTTTCGAGGTTCTGCACGAAGGTCTGCTGCTGATCGGGCGCCAGGCGCAGGACCTGCTGCACCGTCTTCTCCTGCTCGACCATGCTCTGGAACTCGGCCTCGGCCGGGGTTCCCTTCACCGTATCGGCCCACTTAGCCATCTGATCCGGCGGCGTCGGAACGCCGATGGAGATTTGGCGCTCGTATGCGGCGATGACTCGCTCGCCCTTGGCATCCAAGCGGTCCTGTGCCCGCTCCGCTCGATCCAGCAGGGTCTGCTGCCGGGTGGTCACATTGGCCAGCAGCGCGTTCCGCTTCTCGGCGTCCAGCTTGTCTGCGTAGTAGCCATCCGACGCGGAAAGGTCGTGTTCCAGCTTGGCCAGCGCTTCCGGGTTCTCGCGGGCGAAGATGGCGCGCTGGGTTGCCTGGGAAGTCCAGTTACGGTCCTTGAAGTCCTGGAGCATCTTGGCGCGGGTGTTGTCGTCCAGCCCAGCCTGCAGCCCCATTGTCGTCACCAGCTGCTCGCCGCGGAGGTTGATGGCATCGATATCCGCGTCGGGCATGCCGGCGATCTTCCCCAGCTTGTCGATGCCGGCCGTCACTTGGCTGCGCAGCTCGCCGCGCTGGGCGGTCTGCACGGCCCGTCGCACCTTCAGCTCCCCGGTGCGCGCGGTGCGTTGGATGCCGCGGTCATATGCGAGTTTCGCCTCCGGGGCCAGACCGTCGATATCCGGCGCCTTGATCTGGCTCACGCGCTGAGTGAAGTCCTCACCGGCCTTGCGGTAGTCCATGCTCCCGGTAGTGATCGCGTCCTCGGTCTGCAGCGTGGCGTCCTGTACCTCGATCTCATAGTCGAGCTGTGCATTCAGGGCGCGCGCGCGGGCAACCGTCTCCGCTTCCGTCTTCTGCCGGCGCAGCTCCACCTCCTGCTCGCGCTGGGCGCGGTCGGCGAGCTGCATGCCGGTCTGCCCCAGTTCGCCAACCGCCTGAGCGACCTCGCCCACGCCGGCCGGACCAACCCGCGTCTGCACGACTGGCGCCTGGCCAGCACCCCGGCCGTAGCCGCCCATTGGGATCTTCGCCATGTCAGGCGCCTCCTGCAGCCGCCGGGCGCTTCCAGCCTCGGCCATTGTTGCCAGCGGTACTCAGCAGCGACGTTCCTGCCCGCACTAAGCCAGCAGTCCGGGCCTGCTTCCCCGCGATCCGGTAGCCATCGGCCTCGGCGGCCAGGCGATTCGATCGATCGACACCGCCGGCCAGGGTCAGGAACGCATCCTCTTCCGAGTCCCGCACGATCTGCTGGTCGATCTTCAGCGCGGTATCGCTGTTCACGTCCATGCCGGACGAGGCCAGCTCTGCGATCGCGTCTGAACGCACCTTCTCCCGCTGCTTGCGGATGCGCATGGCCTCAACCTCGGCAGCGCTCTGGGCCGTGCGCTGATCGGCCTCAGCCTGGTCCGCCAGATAGTCGTTGTACTTCTTGGTCTCGATACCCTGTTGCACAGCGGCTCCCGCCGCCAGGATCGTCGCGCCCCACTGAATGGCCGGAATTACTGCAACGCCCATGGGTCATTCCCCCTTGTATTCGAGAATGGCGCCGGTCGGCTCGAAGCCGATCGCCTGGTAAACCTTGACGGTCCGGTCGAGCGTGACGCCGGTGGTGATGCCGGCTTGGATTAGGTCTGCACCCGCTGCCTTGCACCAGGCGACGTACTCGCGCAGCAGCTGAACGCCCGCGCGGGAGCCGCGGTGGCCAGGAAGCACGAAGATCCCGTACTCGCCGGCCACCCGTGCATCGGCGAACCAGAAGTCCTCGCAGTAGCCGGCGGCGACCCCGATGGCCTGGCCGTTGTCTTCGGCCACGAACAGGCAGCCCGCGCCATCGATCAGCGCACGGAACAGTGCAGCGAGCTTTGCCGGCGCGAACGGGAAGCGCGCATAGGACGACTCGGCGTGCATGGCCTCAGCCAGCACGAGCAGTGCGCCGATATCGGAATGGGTCGCGTGACGGATCATGGGGTATTCACCGAAATGGTTGTGATGACTGCTTGCAGGTGGAACGGATAGGGCTGCTGCTGCTCAATCACGACCTGGAAGTCGCCCTTGCCCCAGCCCAGCTTTTCGATGGGCTTGTCGCCAGTGAACAGCGGCGGCGGGCGGTCGAGTGCCCCCAGGCCGAGGTCGCGGCCGAACAGCGTCTGGCCATTGACGGTGGCACCGGTGGTTTCGAGGAAACGGCAGACGATGCGAGAGATCCCGGTGGCGCCGCCCTGGGACGTGCCTTCCTGCGTTTGCAGGGCAGGCCTCAGCAGTTCCACGCGCGGAGTGAACTTCAGCCCCACCTCAATCGCCTTGGCCGGGCGCTCGATGGTGATCGAACCGCCGGTGACCACGCGGTCGTTCAGCTCCACGCCGTCTGCCTTGACCTTCACGGTCAGGCCTTCCAGATGGCCCAGGCCATCCCATACGGTCTCGCCGGTGGGGCTGGTGCCGGTGATCGCGCTGTCGGTAAACAGCTCCGGGTCGAACAGCTCGACATAGCGCACCTGCTGGCCGTTCACCTGGCGGATGACAATGGTCCACACCTGGCTGCCGTCCTCGGTGGGTAGCACCGCCACCGCGTCGAAACGACCCTGCGTCTTCTGCGTGGTCCAGCCGATGACCTCCTGGTCGCGATCGATGGTGCACGTGGCGATGGTGCCGTCGGCGACGGTGGCGAACAGCACCGGTTCCGGCTCGCTCTGGAAGGCCATGCCGGTGATCCCGGGCTTGAAGAGGTGTTCGGCCAGCACCGTGATATCCGGCGCAGCGAACATGTCGGCGTCGATCCTGTCGGCTGACAGTGCGCGGATCTTCCGGCCGGCCCGCTGCACATACATCAGCTCGTTGCCGATGCGCTCCGGCGACACGCGACTGCAGCCGAAGTTGGGCTGCGACTTGATTTTGTTCTTGGCATTCGGGGCGATGGCCGAGTCATCGGTGCCACGCGCCGTCACCGCGCCGCCGGCACTCAGGGCGATCAGCGATCCCAAGGTGGTCAGATGGGTGATGGCGTCCTGCTGCTCGCTGGCTGCCGACAGAGAGATGGCATCGTCAGCCTCGGCACCCAGCTCGAAGTCGAGGTATTCCCCGATGCGCGATCCCCACATCGTCTGCGGGAACTTACGAGATCCGCCGGCCCAGAGCCGCTGCTCGTAGAACGTGCCGGTGCGCGGGTAGCCGTTGGCACCGCCCCAGGCGTTGCCCATCAGCGACCATGCGAGCGCCGGCGATGCCACCAGTGCCGACATGGTTTTGCGTAGCTCGCCGGTGGCCACCGTGGCGGACGTCACTGCGGTGATCTGGACCAGGCCGGCGTTGATATCCACCCACTTGCCAACGTCGTCAGATCGCCAGCCGGCGGCACTCAGCGTCAGCGTGATAGATGCGCCGACTGCCGGCTGCTCGTTTCCAGTGCCGCCCGACCAGGTTGGCGTCAGGGTGGTGAAGGGGCTGCCCGTGATGACCCATTCGCCGGGGGCGATGACCAGCGCAGGGAATGGCGTAAGGACGTCCACGGTGACCACGGTGGTGCTGGTATACGCGGTGATAAGCGCCAGCCCGCCCTCGGTCTCGATCTCGCGGCCGACGTCCGACGCCATGAACGAAGCTGCGCTGGCGGTGATCGTACGGCCCGGGCCAAGTGCGGCGCTGTCCAGGGTGATGCTGGCGGTCGGGCGCAGGCCGACCTCGGCATAGGGGACGTTTACCCACGGCACATCCTCCAGCACCCACGCCGCATCGCCAAACCGGCGCAGGCGACGGGTCGGGTAGCTCTCGTGGAACAGGAACATGGTGTCGCCGCTCTGCACGTAGTCGATCGCGGCCAGGTCGGCCTCGGCATAGTCGGTCTGGATCTCGTAGGGCACGAACACCCCCGGGGTGGTCTCCCGCACAACCTGGGAGCCGTCCTGCAGGAACACGCGCAGGTAGGCGTCGCCCACCTCCAGCATGTAGGCCTGGTCACGATTGAACACGTAGGGGATCAGTTCGGCGTGCTTGTCCCCGTGCTTGGCCGGCTGGCCATAGCGAAGCCCGTAGCGACGCTCCACGCCGCCCTGCACCAGCACCAGGACGTTCTCCAGCACCTTGGCCGAACTCTGGTAGCGGTCGATATCGGTCCGCCCGTACAGGCGCGGAGAGAGCGCGCCGCCGGTGAAGTTGGTCTTGACGGTGTTCGCTTTCATCGGTGGCTGCCCCAGCCGTAGCCGCCCAGGCGCGACGTCATCAGGGGGAAGTCGCCCAGGGTCTCGGGCGGGTCGTCCTGGCCGTCGGCGGAACGTGCCTGCTGCATCAGCTGCCGCAGCTCGGCGGTCTTGACCTCGATCATGCTGGCCGAGCGAGTGACCGGATACGCCAGCCGAGCGGCCAGCGCCGCGGTCATGGCGTCCACCAGCAGCGAATCCCACTGGCTCTCGTCCACGTCGGCCAGGTACAGCAGCGGGAACACCACGGCGTCGCTCAGCAGGTAGCGGCCTTCGGTTCGGAAGTCGATGCGGTCGCCTCGGTCACCCACGCCCAGCGTGCGCAGCCAGTCGCCTGGCAGCAGGAAGCGATGGGCGTAGCCGAAGGCCGGCGGTTGGGCGTCGGGCGAGAGCTGCACTCGGCGGATGGCGCAGTTCCACGGGTGGCTGCGCAGCACACCCAGGCGCACCTGCGGATACAGGCTGGCGCAGAGCTTGGCTCGGTCGAGGTCGGCATAGCCTTCTGCCTCGTCGAAGCTGGAGATGGGCTCAGCGCCCAGGGACAGCAGCGCATTGGAGCAGATGCTGACGGCGGTTGCGGCTTGGATCATCGCGGCTGTCCTCTTAGAACACCGGGGGCACGTGGCCCCCGGCGGTTTGCTGCAGGTCGAACCAGTGCGGGTCAGTTGCCGTCGATGAAGTGACCCTTCAGTGCGACGTTGCCCGCGGCCGTTGCGCCGGCGGTGAGGGTGGCGGCCACGTCGTACCAGACGCCCGGGTCGGTCGGCAGACCCAGCAGGCGCCACAGCGGCCATTCCAGCTTGTCCACGGTGATGAGGCCCGACTCCCGCAGGACGTTGGCGCCGTCCAGGGCGGCCGACAGGTCCTGTGCGGACGCGAAGAAGTCGGCATCGACGACAGCGCCGGCGTTGCGGGTCGGAATGTCGTAGAGGCCGATATCAGCCGCCGCGCCAGTGATCGCGCTGCAGGACGCCAGCACCGAGCCAACACGCCAGCCCGACATGACGGAGAAGAAGCGCAGCACGCTGCCGATGCTGTCGCCGTTGGCCACCGGGATAACGCCGATGGATTCCTTGACGCGGCCGGTGGCGACCTTGGTGGACGCCAGCTGCGAGGCGCCGAGGATGGGTGCGGAATCGCGGGCGGTGATCGCGGCGCTACCCTTGTTGACGATTGCCATGTTCTGTACCTCTTGATGGTGTGGGTAGATGGGCGGCAGCCGGAGCTACCGCCCTGCCGATCAGGCCGCTTCCTGCGCGGCGATCTCGACGACCTTCTCTTCCTCGACGCGGGCCGCGCCGATGGCCTGCTTGGCGTACACGCGGACGTTGAAGCCCTTGCCCGGGTCTTCGCCGACCTTGGTGGTGGTGTCCTTGCCGATGCCGAGCGCCACGCCCGACTTCGCCCATGCGTACAGGAAGCGGGTGTTGCCGACCTTCGGCAGGCGCTCGGACGGGATCCAGGTGAAGCCCATCCACTTGCCGACCACATCGCCGGTTTCCAGGAACTTGGCGGCCATGAAGTCCGCCGAGGTCAGGGTGGTATCGGCCAGAATGTCGGCGGCCGCCTGGGCGCTGTAGGCCATGAACAGTTCCTCGCCACCGATGGCATCGGCCTCGTTGCGGCGGAAAAGGGTCTTGGCCTGGATGATCTTCGCCTTGGTCAGGCCCGAGGCGTTGACTGCGATCTTCTGCGACGCCGGCAGGGCGATGTTGCCGGTGGTGCTGCGCGAGTTGCCGCCCAGCGCACCGATCACCACGTCGTCCTTGGTGCGGTTCATGGCGTTGACCATCGCCTTGACGTAGTCGCTGGTCGGGTCCACGAGCATGCGGACCTTGTCCAGGTCGTCGATCATGTCGCCGTCTTCCCAGTCCAGCAGGTCGATGAACCGGGTGGAGTGCGGCTGGTCGTTGATCGGGGTGTCGCCGTGGCGCACCAGGCGGCGCTGCGCGCTGCGCTGGCCCAGGCGGTTCACCGACTTGGACATGCCGACGATGTTGCTCTCGATGGTGACCGCGCTCTGGAAGCGGGATTCGGTCTGCTGCGCGACGTGCTTGAAGTTGTCGGCGAACTGCTGCACGAACGCTTCGGTGATGTACTGGCTCATAGGAACTCCGAAGGGGTGGATGGGTGTTCGTGCCTGCCCGGTTATCCCTGTCGGGGCCGTGCGGTTCGCGTGGCAACGTGCGCGGGCGATGCTGGTTGTCCGAGAGCCACCTCGGGCCAGATGCCGAGCAGTTTTGTTCCAGTGCCCAGTCGGGTTCCCGACTATTTCCCCCAACGAAAAAGCCCCGCACTTGGCGGGGCTTCGTTCCTACGTCTGGCCGCTGTCACCACCAGCGGATGGCATCCACCAGCATCGCCACGGCGAACAGCAGCGCGGCCCAGGAGGCGACAGTCCATGCGCGGGCGCGAACCATGGCCGCCCGCTCTGCACCCTCCCGCGACATTCGCCCGGTAATTCGCATCATCGGGTCGCCGATGCGCCGAGCTGGCGCTGGTTGGTGCCGTAGCGCTTCTGGTACAGGTCGGACAGCTCGCGCACCTTCTGATCGTGCTGCGGGTGCTTGGCGTCCATATAGGCCGGGTCAGCCCTGATCGCAGCGATGCGGGCATCCCAGTCCTGCTCGGCAGCCGGGTTGCCGCTGATCGGGGTGTCCTCGCTCAGTTCGGCACCGACCGAAGCGGCGAAGCGCAGGAAATCGGGGTCGTCGCCGAACTTCTCCTGCAGGCGGGCCAGCGAACCGGCACCCTCGCCATCGGCTGCGAATGCCTTCACCGCGCGGAACGCCTGCCCCAGGTTCTGCTGCATCGCCTGGTCGTCGGTCCAGACCTTCGACAGCTCGGCCCGTGCATCCTGCTGGCTCAGCGCAGCATTGCCGGCCAGCAGATCCGGCGCGAAGCCAAAGTACTCGCCCAGGAAGAAGTTGACGTGTTCCTGCGGGATGCCGGCGGCGTGGGCGCGGTCGATGATCCCCTTGAACAGCGGATCGCCTTTCACCTCGTCGACGTTGACGCCATCGGGCAAGCCTTCGATCACGTACTCGGCCGCGGTCTTCGGCAGCGTGCCGCTGGTGCCGCGCGACTTCTCCAGCTCGGCATAGCTGGTGGCCAGCTTCCGGGCCGACGCTTCCAGATCCAGATCGGTGCCGCCCTCCTTCACGGTGCGGAACTTCTCCGGCAGCCAGTCGTTCTGCCCGCCGCCCTGGTTCAAAAGGCTGCCCTGCTGGCCGCCCTGGCCGCCCTGGCCGCCCTGGCCGCCCTGGCCGCCCTGGCCGCCGTCATTGTTGTTCGTCACTTTGCTCATCTGTGTCCACTCCGTTTGCGCGGTTGCATTGGGTAACGATGTAGTCCACGACGGCCCGAGAGCCTTCGCGGTGGTAGGTGTTGAGGATTGCGTCGATGCCGCCGGTCAGCTTTGCGGGCCGGTGGAAGATGCGCACCAGGTCTTCCAAGATCAGCGCGCCCTCGGCATGGTTCTCGAAGACGCGCGCGTACATCTCCGGCGTTACTTTGGTGACCCGGGTCATGCGGCCTGCCCTCGTAGCTGGGCCTGCGCGGCCATGCCCATGGCCTGCTCGCCCATCTGCTGCTGCTTGGCCTGCTCAGCCGCCTGCTGCTTGGCCTGCAACTTGGCCTGCATTTCCTCGTCGGTGAGCAGCACTCGCTGCGGCACGCCAAGCCCCTCGGCCATCAGCTCCAGTGCCGCGTCGGGGTTGAGTCGGTCGAACACAGACGTATCGCCGGTGGCTTCGGCGATCATCCCCGCTCCCTCGAACAGCCGCTGAGTGGCGGTGACCTCCTCCAGGCGCTGCGCGCGCGCCATGGGCGACACGTAGCGGACCGAGTAGTCTCGGCCGGCCAGCGATTCCGGTGGATCACCCAGGACGCCTGCGCGGTACGCAATGCCGAAACAGCGCTCGATCAGCGGTCGCAGGTACTCCGCCTGCAGGCGGCCGTAGATCGGACCCAGCAGCTGGCGGATCAGCTCAACCCGCACATGCACCTCGGTGGCCGTCATCCGTGGGCCGTCCTGGGGCTGCAGCTGGTCGGCCATCAGCGTCTTGCGGATGGACGCCTTCAGGTCCGCCACCATGTACTCGGCCAGCTGGAAGTCGCTGCCAGTGCCGAGCGGTTTGATGTTGTCGACCTCGCTGGCCACGAGGATCTTTCGCGGCCCAAGCTTGGCGGTGCGGGGATTGAACACGCCGTCATCGGTGGCGACGAACATTCCGCCGATGGCCAAGTCCGCCGCGGCCATGTTCATGGCCTTCAGCTCGCACAGCTGGCGAATATCGGGCAGCGCGTCGAACACCGGACCCACGCCGTAGGAGGTGTCAGGGATGCGCTGCCAGCGCGGAACGATCACGGGGAACTCGTGGTAGCCAGACTCGCGCACCAGGTGCTTGTTCTTGACCTCGACCACGTAGGAGCCGAACGGTAGGTTCTTCGCCATGCGCGCCCCGACCGCAAACGGCGTGCGCGGCTGGATCGCGTGGATGAACGCGACCTGGTCGTCGGGCTTTTCCTTCACCAGCTTCTGCGTCGGCTCGCTCAGGTTGGCCAGGCCGAAGGTCTCGGCGGCCGCCGCCGCGGTCATCGAATGCTCGCGGTAGCAGGTGTCGATCAGACCGTCGCGCCTGGTGCTGGTCGCATAGACGCCGGCAATGGGCCACTGCTCGAAAGCGTAGCCGCCATCCTGCTTGTTCTCTTCCACGTACAGCGCGAACCAGCCAGCGGCCACGGTGTCCAGACAGGCCTCGAAGCCCTCGGCGTCGAAGTTGGACTGGTGAATGTTGAGCCAGATCGTCTCGGCCGCGTTGTCCAGGTAGCGTTTGTCGTCCGGCGTCTCGCTGTCCACATCCAGCTCGAACCAGCGCGAGTTGGCCGGCGTCAGGCCGGACATGATCCCCGAGGCCAGGATCTGCGCCGCGTTGGTGCCGGTCGAGTCGGTGATGCGCGCCTTCTGGTTCTGTGCCTGCTGGGCATCGACCACATTGCCGTTGAACCCATGGGCGCGCAGCGGGAACGTCAGCTCGAAGCAGTCGCGCCACACATTCTCGTGCGGCTGGCGCCGCGACTTCAGATCGCTGAGCCGCTTGCAGATGCGCCCTGCGTCCATCAGGCACCCCCAAGGGTAGAACGGCCCTGGGCCTGGGCCAGCAGCGACATTCCGCGCTGACCCGTCAGGCCATCGGCGCCCAGCGTGAGCAGGCTGCTCTCCCGCCGCCTGCGGCGACGACTGGCCAGCGCCATGTTGGCCTCCGATGCAGCGGCTGCTTCAGCGGCGCGCTGCTCGGCAACCAGGTCGCGCTCGACCACCTTCGGCTGCTTCTTGGATCCGCACATGGATCAGCTCCTATTGCCGCTGGCCAGCAGCGACGACGGTGTGGCCCCGCCCTGCAGGAGCGACACAGCAAAGGCGCTGCGGCGCTTCAGGCGGGAGTTGAGGGAGGACGCAGTGGAATCTGCCGCGTCCAGCGCGGCGAGGTTGCGTGCGCGCGGCAAGACGTTCTTGGCGTCGTCCTGCGCCTTGCGGTCGGCCTCGACCTGAGCGGCGAGGCGTGCGCGTTCCTTGCGCAGGTCACCGGTCGGATCGCCCACGGCGGTCTTGGTGATGCCGAGCGGGTCCGCGTACTTGGCGTTCTTGCCAGTCAGCAGCCCCGCCGGGTCGAGGATCTTGGCCTTGTTGCCGCACATGGCTCAGGCCTTCGGCTCGGGTTCGGGCACCACCCAGCCGTCGGCGGTCAGCACGGCGGCTGGCTGCTCGGCCTTGGTGACGGGGCCGCCAGTTGAACTCCGACGGATCGACGCCGCTGCAGCTTCAGCCTCCGCAGCAACCTCGCCCTTGCTCTTCTGGCGAGGGCCAACAGCGTCGGCACCGTTGCCGAGCGCGTCGGACAGCTGGCCAGCGGCAGCGCCGGTGCCACCGGCCGTAGCGGTGTTGGCCTCGTTCTCGCCCTGGGCCAGAACGTCCAGCTGGTCGCTGATCGGGCCCAGCACGGTGACGCGGCCCTTCCCGTCCGTCTCAATGGCGTGGAGCAGGATCAGCTCGTCGCGGTTGAGGGTCGTCAGAGCCTCCAGTACCTCGGGCACGTTGAGCGAGGCGATGGCCTCCAGTTCCGCGCGGAGCTGGTCGGCATGGTCAGTGGCGACGCCGGCGGCATCCACAGCCTCAGCGGCGTTGGCGGCGGTGGCCGCATCGGTCTCGGCGGGCGGCAGCGCTTCGCCGGGAACGCGCGGCGTCAGACTCTTCGGGGGCATGGATGGCTCCAGCACGGTGGGTGTGCGGCCAGTCTGCGCACCGCCCCGTGCGGATTCCCGACTATCTGCCAATGCCCCGAGCAACCCACGGCGGTACGATTGGGCCTCACCCAACAGCGGAGAACCGCGCTTGAACACGGACGCTCAGACCTACCTGGCCCGCCTCGTCGGCCGCGACATTGCCCAGGAGCGAGCGCTCCTGACGTTCATCGGAAGCCCTCGCAAGAACGAGCCCGCAGTGATGCAGGACTTGCTGCGCAAGAACTTCGAGATCGGCCGCGCGCAGATTCCCACCCGCCTGGTTGAGGCTGGCCTGCCTGCCGACATGGCCCGCATGGTGGAGGACGGTTTCGCCAGGACCGCGACTGCGATCCTCAATGGCGTGGCCAATGGCCAGTACCACCCGGCGGCGCGCTGACACTGCACAGTTTTGTGCAGTGCTTTGAAATCAATGTCCTGCTGCAACCGTCTGCCTTACGGGGGGCGGTTGCAGGCTGGGTGGTGGATCGCCACCCAGTGCTGGGATTGACGTATCCCAACGCGCTGTAGGTTTCCCCCCTCTTGGTGGAATACCCCGGTTCTAAACCGGAGAAAGGTCGCGTTTCAAACCGGACCTTCACAAAACTGCCGGGATTCCGGCAGTTAAGTCCTCGGCGCCTCGTGCCGGCTGCGCCCGGTCATCGCCATCCACAGGTCGAGCAGCAGCTCGCCGTCTCGGTACTTCGGCTCTGCCCCCTGCTTCCACCCCAAGATCGTGGAGCGCGGCACGCTCATGTGCTGCGCCACGGAACTGACCGGCACGCCGGCGCGCGCCAGTTCGTCCAGCAGGCGGAACCAGTCGATGCGGCCTTCGACCGCGTCAGTCCTCACCATACGCGCCCCCATATGTACCGCACGGGATCACCGCGCCTGCCCGCCGCCAAACGCGCGCGCGCGCGAGGCGGACCGCTCGGCGCCCTCCAACCTGGCCCGAACAGTGGCCACGGCCCAGATGAATCCCTTTCCCAAGCGAGCAGCATCCCGGGCTGCCTCGGCGAACATTTCCGGCGTTCCCCCTTCCACGATGGCGGCCAGCAGCGACGGGTGGGTCGGTATCGAGCCCCGCACCCCCGCCTTGCGCATCTCCAGGCACACGCGAGCGCTGGTGTCTGCTGATGGCGCAGCATTGCCGTTGCTGGGTTTCGCTTCACCAAGGTCCAACCGTGGTGATGCTTTCCCGTTGTGCCGCCTCACTGCCTTGATCCGTTTGCGTGCGATCAGCGCCTGCTGCTGCCGGATGTACTCGCCCACCACCATCGATGGGCAGTACCAGCACGGCTCGCCGTCATCGGGAACCAGCACCATCGCTGCGCCCGCGCTCCGGCCATGACTCGCCGACCAGGTGAACGATGCACCGCCCACATCGGAACCGATCAGCACCCCTGCATCGATCAGCTCGACCAGCAGCGGCATGGCAGCGCCAGTGGCGGCGGCGATCTGCACCAGCGTTGCCCGGGTTGCGCCGGGCGTCGGCTGTGCCTGCAGGTGGCCCCGCACGTCCATCCACGTCCCGCGAGCGGCCGGGCTGCAGGCGCGAAGCCTGCGCGCGGCCCTGGTGTGGATCTCGCCGCGCTCACCTGCCATGCGGGGGTCCCCCGTCTGCCGGCGGCGTCCACCCGAGTCGAATCAGCTGCTCGCGGATGCCCTGATCCATCTGCATCGCGGCCACGTTTGCAACGCGTCTGCTGGCATGTCCGAACACGTCCAACGTCTGAACCACTCTGTAGTCGTCGGTCAGCACCGTGTCCACCCGGAGCTGCCGCTCGCCGAGATTCTTCCTGCTATCGGCCATCGGTCGTTCCTCCCAGCTTTTGAGCCAGCCGCTCCAGCTTGTTCGCCTGCTGCCGGGCGATGGACGCGGAATGCCGGAATGCCTCCGCAACCGTGGAGCGCTGACCACGGTCACGCCACAGCCGCAGGTCGTAGACGCTGGCCTGCTGCTCCAGCGTGTCGGCCAGGTTGCGAAGCGCCTGCGGTCCATTCGGAATCAGATCAGTCATCTTCGCCTCCTTGGTGGGAGCGTCCACGGCTGCCGAGGCGAGGGGCGAGGGGCAGCGGCTTTGCCTTCGGCGCAGGCAAAGAGCTATCGAACTCGTAAGCCGGTCCATCCCAGTCGGTTGCACGCTGGTACTGGTACTCGTTGCGCAGGGAGACGACGGTGCCGGTCTTGATGTTCCGGCCCTTGCCCACGATCACCTCGACCAGGCCCGGCCTGTCGGTGGGGTTGTAGACGTCCGGCCGGTGCACGAACAGAATCACGTCGGCGACTTCCTCGATGCCGCCAGAGCCGCGGATATCGGTCACCTTGGGGCGGTCGCCCTTCGCCCCAGCGCGGTTCAACTGGGCCAGCACCACCACAGGACAATCGAGGAACTTGGCCAAGCCCTTCAGGTCGCGGAGAGCTTGCCCGCGCTCCAATGCCTCGTCCTGCTTGCCCGGCAATGCCATCTCGTGCAGGTGGTCGACCACCACCAGCCGGAGCGGCTTACGGCGGTGTACGCGCTTGGCACGGGCAACGATCTGCGGCGCGCTGAGCTGGGGGTCGTCATCGATCAGGATGTTCGCCTTCATCAGCTCGTCCATGGTCGGCGCCGCCTTGGACCAGTAGATATCCGAGTCTGCTGCGGATTCCTCGTCACTGTTTCCGACAAGCCACTGCAGCGGAATCTCGCCCATCGCCGCCACGTCTCTGGCCACGACGTCCGTATCGACCATCTCCATGGAGAACTCGACCACCTGGTCGCCACGCATGCCGGTGAACCGCGCCAGCTGGAATCCCATCAGCGACTTGCCCATGTTGGAGCGGGCCGCGATCACGATCACCTGGCCATTGCGCAAGCCGCCGATGGCCTTGTTCACGTCCTTCCAGGGTGTGGGCAAGCCGATAGGGATGCCATCACGATGCCGAGCCAGCAGCTCGGCGGAGAACTTCCGAACCACATCACGATATGGCGTTGGCCCTACCGCGCGCACCGGCGCAATGTCGGCCATCTGCGACGCCAGGTGCGAGGCAAGCTGCTCCGCCGAGTGCCCGCTCCTACCCGTGGCAGCCTTCAGCGCACGCTGGCATGTGTCGATGAATCGGCGCATGCGCGAATGCTCGACCACGATCTCGGCGTGTGGGATCACATTGGCGCGGGTGTAAGCGCCTCCAGCGATCTCGCTCGCCAGCGCCTCCAGATGGCGGCCGTCCTCGCCGCACTTATCCAGCAGCCACTCGCCAGCGGTGATCGCGTCGGCCAGCTTGTTCTCGCCGCATAGCTCCAGCACACACTCGTAGATCCGGGCGTGGTCGGGGCTGTAGAAGTCGGAAGGCGTCAGCCAGTCTTGCACGCTCGACAGCACATCGTTGTCCAGCAGCAGGCCGGCCAGCACCGCCGCCTCGGCATCGAGGTTGAACGTCTGCGCGTCCCCGTCGTAGCGGATCATCGGCCACCGTCCAGGTAATGACCTTCGATCACCTTGACGAAATTGGTCGGGCTGACCAGCCACTCCAGCGTGCATCGGAACGGCCTACCATCACGACCATTGCGCTGCCCCATCAGCCAGGGCATGTCCCGCACCGCCTCGAAGAACGATCGCCACCAGGTCAGTTCCTGCTGCTCCCGGCGCTCCTTCCAACGCGCGCCCAGCTTCCGCTGCCGGGTTTCGTTCCACGCGCACACCGCCGGCAGTTCCGGCAGGACCTCGTGGAACAGCTCGATGATCTTCATGTGCGGGCACGGCGGTGGGCCTGCCTTCTTCGGCACCTTGCCCAGCAGGTCCTGCCCTTCCCCGGCATCAGCAGGTTCGGCGTGGTCGCCAGTCGCGGCATCGCCGTCGGCTGACGACAAACCCACGACAGTGGGTTCATCTTCTTGGGAAGGAAGGGTATTGGTAACGGATACGGTATCGGTATCGGTATCGGAAGGGAAAGGAAGCGGGCATCGTCTAGATTGATCCGTTAGATCATCTACATCCGATCCGTTAGATGATCCAACCTCTCCGACTTGATCGTCGTTTGCGCCGCTTTCGGCATCTGATGGATCGTCTTTTCCCTTCTTTTGACCATCTTCTGCAAGCCTAGCGGCGTATTCCGGATACATCTTCAGAGCGCGTGCACGGCCGTACTCCCGGCACGCCACGGCGAACTTGGAGCGCATCGATCGATCGCCAGCACCAGCGGCCCAGGCGTTGTGATCGTCCCAGTCGTGAATCCTGCGCCTGCCCTCATCCCCATCCAAGAAGCCAACGGCGGCCATCGCGGACACGAAGGCATCAGGCTCCCCGCTCCAGTTGATGGCCAGCTCGATATCCTCATCGGTCATTCCCGACAGGTCCCCATCGCTACGGTTGGCAGCTGTCCAGAGGAACAGCCATACGCAGTGCAGCGGGCCGGAGTCTCCTAGCCGGCGCGCCAGCTTCTTCGTCTTCGGGTGGCCAGGAAGCCCCACGGAAATGCGGGCGTCGGTTGCATTAGCCACGGCTGGCCACCGTCTGCGGGAATGCCTCGGCGATCAGCGCCGCGAAGACGCACAGGTGTTCGGTGGTGATCCACGACTTGCCTGCCATCTGAGCAATCCACAGCAGGGCCGACTCCGGGCCGCTGCAGTAGAAGTCGTACTCGGGTTCGTCGTGTTGCCGTGTGCGGTCGAACACCAGGACGGCAATGCGGCCGTCCGGCAGGCGCTCGGCCAGCTTGACCAGCGGGCGCGCGCTGCGCTCTTGGAGATGCGCCATGGCGTCCTGCATGCAGTCGCTGATGTGGCGCGTGGAGGTGGGGTTTTCCCCGTTGTGATCGTGTGGCATAGTGGCCTCGGTCTCAACGAAGCCTCCGCATCTGTCTGCCCGACAGCGGGGGCTTCGTCATTTCTGGACGATGGGTTCTCGCGCCAGACACCCGAACGGCCACTACCACGCCCGGGATGCACGCTTTCCTTCATTGCGCCAGGATCGTTCCGTCGGTCCCAGCAAAGCCTGTTTATCGGCTTTGGTTGGCATCTACAGGATGCAAAGGGACCGAATACGCGACGACCCTGCCGGTGGCGTCTCGTTCCCATCGCAGGTCTGGGCGCAACTGTTCGCACGTCACGCCGGTGAATGCCTCCGCTGCGGGGCAGCGCTCAGGGCTCAAACCACGAGTGAAGTAGGGTTTGATGGCCTGCGGCTTGACGCCGATGGCAGCGGCGAACTTGACCTGGTTCCCCGCAATCCTGATTGCACGTTCGAGAGCTTCGCTGTTCATGGCAGCGATGATGCACCCAACTGGAGGAAGAGTAAAGCAATAGTTTATTGCCATAAATCAACCCCGTGTTTATCCTCCCCACATGGATCAGAACCACACCATCAGCGATCGCTTGACCTCACTCATGTCCGCGCAAGACGTGAGACTAGTCACCGTTGCCCAAGCTTGCGGCGTAACGCCACAAGCTGTCGTCAACTGGCGCAGAAACGGGAAGATCGACCGGAGGCATTTCCCCGCCCTGTCCAAGCTCTTTGGCGTCCCTCTCGATTACTGGCTGGGCGGTCCTGAGGTCCAGCCTGTAAAGGTTCACGCCTATGGGATTCGCGGGATAGATGGGGAGGATGGTCTAGATGTAGATCGTGAGGTCATGCTCCCCGTCTACGACATTGAAGTATCCGGCGGGCCAGGGGTTGTGGTGCCAGATTTCGTCGAAACGCGATACCGGCTCTCCTACCAAATGGACTGGCTCAATCGATGGGATGCCAAGCCGAAGGACATCTTGATTGCCAGGGTCATAGGTGCATCCATGGAGCCAACTCTCTACGACGGGGACAAGGCAGTCATCCACCAAGGCCGGAAAGACATACGCAACGACCGTGTGTACTCGTTGATATACGGCGGGGAAGCACGAGTGAAAAGGGTCTTCAGGCAGGCCGACGGCACGCTTCGCATCGTGAGCGACAACCGGGACAAAGACAGATATCCCGACGAATTCGTTAACTCGGACGACATGGACGGGGTCTACATCATTGGCCAAGTCATTGAAAAGATGGGAAGTGGGGGGCTGTAACAACCATCGATTGATAAAATCAATCAATCATAGGTTGACCTTACTACAACCATAGCTTTAAATTGTCCCCATCGCGGCACGGCGCCGGCAGATGGGAGACACAAAGATGCACCTGGGAACCAACACTGCCGGTGGGTACGACCCGGCAGAACAGCAGGAGACCTACACGGTCATCCTGAGCAGTGGGGACGAGATGTTCCTCGTCCCAGCAACCTCACCCGAAGAAGCGGCGCGGAGCGCGGTGGCCAGCTGGGCCACCCGATACGGCGAAGTCGTTGAAGTCGTCCGCGTTTGCCGGACTGGCGAAGGCACGCCTCAATGACGCCCCGCCATCTCACTCGTAACCTCCGTAGCCGGATGGTGTGGAACAGGTTCGAGCGTTTCGCCCTTACCCACAATTCAGCTCGGCATGGATGCCTCTTCATCCTCACGCGCTCCGGGTCTGGCTATTACCGCCGCATCGAGGACTGACCCATGGCATCCCGAGACCAGAGTTTTCGGGTCCCCCGAATCGCTTGGACAGTGCTGATTGCGATCGCGGCGGTCGTCGTGCCTTTGCGAATCGCGGAGATAGTGCAGCAGCACAGGGACCCTATTTTTAAGCCTAAAAACCACGCGGACGCAGTCCTTGCACCGTCGCAGGGTACGTCAAAACCTTGAATCGAGGAAACCTGATTTATGAGTAGGGATTGTCTGACAGAACGAGATTTGGCCCCGAGCCACACAGCTGGAGCCAAGGTCATCAATCAGAAGGAGGGCGGACTGATCCGCATCGGCGACAGCATCGATGTTGTCGTTCTCAAGGCACGCGACGGACACGCACGCGTCGTCATCAGCGCGCCGCGCAACCTGGAAATCAACGCACCAAAACAGTGACGGCCCGAGCGCGCTAACGCCCGAGCCGTCTGCCAAGAAGCCCCATCACGTCAAAGATCAAGGAAGCCACCATGGCGAAGAAGATTGTAACCCCCGAGCAGCCCGGGCCGAAGATTGACCTGGCCAACGACACCCACTGGATCGAGATGAGCTGGAACGACAACCCCCTCCCTCCGTTCATAAAGGGGCAGCTGCATCGTATTGATCGGTGCATCGTCGGCGCAGCGGCCTTGGCCAATGTTCTGCATCGCTTCCAGATGGGCCTAGACGATGTTGAAGCCACCGGCAGTGGCGACAAGTTTGGTGTCGTCTATCCCCAGTTTTCCGTGAACGACATGGATCGCCTGCGCGTTGGGATGCAGGAGCTTTTGGATCGCGCGGAGACCACGATTGAAAACGTGCGCGACGACCGCGACGGGATGATCGCCGCATACGTGAAGGAGCAGGCTCGTGGCTGATCTGAACCGAATCGACCAACTGCTTGAGCGTGGGCTTTCTGCACGCGATCTCATCTCCTACATGCTGCCCGGCATCGTCTGGCTCGCCGAGCATCAGGACGAAACATTCAGGCTCTGCTATCACGGGTCCAACGGTGAGGTGGTCGTCGAGACGGTGGCAGGCAGTGCCTTGATCGCGCGGGCGCGCGAGCTTGGTTGGACACCCGGTGAGTTGCTCGATGGCCGCCCGGCCTGCATGTTCGATGAAGCCGTCTACCACTGCCGGCGCGGCGTGCACTGGTATGCAACTGCGTGCGATGACACTACGCAGATGCTGCCGCTGGGCCTGCCGGCCAAGGAACTCGCTGCAGCGCAAAGGAGAGAAGAGCGCCTGTATGGAGCGGCGGCCCAGGCGCGCCGAAAGGCCGCAGATGAACGCCGCAAGCGAGCCGCTCATCGTGCAGAGGATCGAGCGGTGTATGCCAGGGTGAAAGAGGTTGTTGAGATGGTAACCGGCGACCTGATGAAAGAAGCGCGGGAATCAGGTCGGCCCATTGCGATTAGCACCGCACGCCGGCGGGCGTGGAAGCATGTGAAGGAAACGGATGACGGAACCTATTTCTTGCTTTGCAAGAAGCTTCGGGCGATGCAGAACAACGGCGTAAAGGTGAAAGTATGAGCGACCATATCGAACTGCTCGCCGAGCTGCGCTCGGATGCCAAGACCATGAGCATTAAAGGTGCAGGCAATACGCTCACGCACATGCTGGCAGCGCAGTTGATCGCGCGTGCGGCCGATGCCCTGGCCACGTCCTACACCCCTGCGCAGATGGCGGAGTCGTTCCGAGCCGGCCTCAGCACCGCGCGCATGCACGATCACGACGTGAACCCATCTGCGCCTGACTGGCGCAACGCACCGCCCGAGGCACAGTTCTGTGCCATGGACAGCGACGGCCAGTGGGGCTGGTATACGTCCCGCCCCTACACCGAATCGTTCACCGGCTATGAAGGCTGGGACGCCGACACCGGCGTGACCGAGATCCGCGGCTTGGCCTTCTACCCCAACTGGAAAGACACCCTGCAGGGGCGACCTGGGCTGCATAGCACTTGCAACGACGAGGCAGATGGTCCATTGGACACCGAGCAGCTTCTCGTAATGGCCGCGCAGGCCCAGCGCAGCGCCGTCGGCGAATCATCCGTGATCGCCACCCGGATCGATCAGATGGTGAGCGACGTCCGAACCGCAAAGGAGGCCAAGTGAACGCCGCCACAAACGTTCTGGCATTCCCCATGCACAGGGTGAGGCAGCGCGCGCCCGACGAATTTCCTCTCGGCTGGCCTACTGGCCACGTCGGCGAGGAAATGGACAAGCTTGCGCGTTTGACTATGGCCCGGGCGCAGAGCCTGGGATCCGAGATCAGTCTGCCCGACTGCCGCGCTGTGATCTACACCGTCGTCTGCGAGGCCCGCCAATGTCATTGAATGGCCTGACTCGAATGGATATCGACGCTACTGATCTACAGAAAGTCGTATCCGGGATCGAAGACTTCATAAACCTCGTTGAGACGGGTCGACTACGCGCTGCGCGTGAGTTGTTGGAGCGCATGCCTGGATATCTGCGCGCACTGATTCTCGTCAGCAAGGCCCAGTCACGAGCGGCGCCGAGGGGCGTGCAGAAGAATCACTACAGGGCGATGGGCGAGGATTTGAATCTGATCTGCGAGCGGGCCGAGCAGGCGGAGCAGATGATGGACGTTGGGAAACATGTCGATGCCATGATGCTCAAGAACTGCTTGGGGGTTGCTCGATGCTTGCTCGACCTTCAGCACCTACAAGACGAGCGAATCGCCAGGAAGGAGAAATCCAATGGCTGACGCCTATCGAATCGAGAAGATCGGCGACCTGCTCCTGATCCCGCTTGACCGTCTTCCAGCGTTCATTGAGCAACTGGAGACGGGGATCGAAATGGTTCACTTCGTTCATGGTTCTGCCGCACGCCCCGAACTCCTTCCAGCGATTACGTGGGTTGATGACGGCCGACACTCAACAGAGGTCCGGCACCAGGATGGAAGCTCGCTGCGTGTGGAGGTGTATGAGGACGGGGGATTGACCGATGGCTGATGAAATCGACGTGCCAACCATCGCGGCAATGGCGCGCGATGCGGAATGGCTCAATGCGGACGCGTGCGCCTTCATCCTGGGTCTGACCACACGCGAGGGGAAGATCAACCGCCGCGCGTTCTTGGAGCGGGTCGCGGTGCGCAGCAGCTTCCCCAAGCCCATGGCCATCGGCGCAAAGAAGCTATGGAACCGCGAGGCTGTGGTTAATTGGGCCGAGGACGAGGCTCGGATCAACCGAGCTTCTTAGCCAACTCCGACGCCGTGGCCCTGTAGTAGATCAGGAGGCTGGACAGGTTGCGGTGCCCGATCACTCGGGCCAGCTCCAGGACGTCCAGCTTCTTCGACAGGCGCCAGATAGCCTCAGCTCGCGCATCGTGGAAATGCAGGTCCTTGATGGTGGGCACACTGTCTCGGACCTTGCGGAACAGGCCGTCCCGCTTCGACGCCGACAGGCCGAACACCGGGGCGAAACCAAGCGGCAACGCGCGCAGGATCTGCACAGCGCGCGCCGTGAGCGGGACGTCGCGGGTATCCCCGTTCTTGCTGACGCGGACCGTCACGTAGCGCTCGTCCAGGTGCACGTCGGTCCACCGCAGTTCGCATATCTCGCCTGACCGCATTGCCGTCTCCAGGGCGAACAGGAACGCCAGGCCGATCCGGTGCCGCTGGGTCTCGACCTTCAGCGAATCCCACACATCGAATGCCTTGGCCAGCGCCTCGACTTCCTCGCCCGAGATCCGGCGCGCACGCCCCTTCGGCTTTTTCGGCTGGCGCACGTCGCGCATGGGGCTTTCTTTCAGCCATCCCCACTCGCGCCGAGCGACTTCCAGCACCGCGGCGATCAGGTTCATCTCTCTGGCCACTGTGCCGGGCTTCACCTGCTTCAGCCGGGCATCGCGCCATTCGGCCAGGTCAGCAGACGACAGTGCCAGCAGCCGGCGTTTGACGATCTTGTCCTCCCGGTTGAAGCGGGCAATCCGTACACGATCCCACCGGCCGCCGCGCTTGCTGGGCGTCACCTCGTCGGCGTATCGGGTGAATGCTTCCTCCAGCGTCTTGTCCGGAAGCTGGGTGCCGGTGAACAGCGCCTCCTGCTCCTGCGCCCAAGCGAGCGCGGCCCGCTTGGTGTCGAACACCTTTGTGGTCCTGCGGCCGTCGACTTTGACGAAGACGCGGTAGCGATTTCCGAGGGGACGAATGGATGCCATGGGCGCATTGTGTGCCTTTTCGTGTGCCCGTGTGCCTTTCGATACGGGGAAGCACGGGGCGATGCGGAAAATGGCGGGGCGCGTAAATCGCTGATTCTGTTGGGAATCGTGGCGAAACGGGGCGATACGGCCAATGCGAAAAATGGGGTCTTGGTGCCGCTTATCCGAATCGAACGGATGACCTACTGTTTACAAGACAGTTGCTCTACCAACTGAGCTAAAGCGGCATGGGGGATGCACCGGCGGCAGCGCCGCGGTCAGGGGATTCTAGCGCAACCTTGCGCATTCCAGCGACCGGCTCTGTGCCGCCCCGCTGCGCTGCTGGGCCTGGGCCGGCTGCGTGCCTGCCGCCAGCTGCCCTTCCAGCCACCACTGGCCGGCGTCGCCGCTGGCG